CGTGGGCTCGGAGATGTGTATAAGAGACAGATACGGTACTGTATAGCATATCTTTTAATAAACTCCAGCTTTAGGAATCTAGGAAGGGCAGAGAATAATTATATAATTATATATAATATAAGGGCGACTATATTTTCACAGATTTGCATAATAAAAGCCAGACCTTCCAGGAGTTTCTATCCGGCGTGATCTGGCTTGTTATGCGTGTTATTTAATTAACGATTCTGTGTACTTTCAGCCTCTGCCCTTCCTGAGTTCCGTCAGCTCTCGTTATCTGATAGCCTAAAGAAGTTTTAGAAAAATGTCAAGCAGTATTTAAAAAAATATTTCTCTTGACAACTTACGAAAAACTATGTTATTTAAATATTAACAGGCTCGGCGGCGGTCTGTACTCTGTCCATAGCCGCCATAAATAAGCATTTTAAAAGCCCCGGGATTAATTCCTAGGGCTTTATTTTTATTCTTCCTCTTCTTCCTCTTCTTCCTCTAACCATATTTGACACTGCTTGCCGTCCTCTTCGTAGCTGATAGCTTCACCAGCTTCCAGGCGTTCCCGCCAGTCCTCCGGGTAATTCTCCGGTCTGTAAATACAGTTTCCCGGAAGGAATTGATTTCCGCGCATTTCATTTATTTTCATATTTTCCCTCCTGTCCGCCCTCCTGGGGCTGTGTAATTGGTTTTCTTTAACTATCTTTATGATATCATAAGTGCATTATATTGTCAATAATATAAGTGCATTATTTTTTATATTTCTCCATTCTTTCAAGCTCTGCCGCTATTACTTCCTTTATAAATGTATTTGGCTTTTCGATTCCTAGCTTTTTCATTTTTTCTTTTGTACCAGCTGGAAATATTATATTTATACGGTCGTTCTTCTTCTCGTATTCTCTAACGGCTTTTCTTTGTGCTTCTGTTGTCTTTAATTCTTCCATATTGTAAGCCCTCCTTTTTATAATGATAATATCATAAGTGCATTATATTGTCAATAATATAAGTGCATTATACACAATGTACAATTAAGCGCCACTATATAAGTGCATTATTTAGTTATTATTCCATATTGTATAAGTGCATTATATGTGGTATTATAATATCAACAAAGGAACAAAAGAAACAAACAACCGGAACCGCCCGAACCACTCAAGCCAATGAGGACATAAGGAAAACGGACTGATTAATTGAAAAATTCTAGTTCCCAGAAAATAAAAAAGCCCGGCGATCTTCCAAACCAAACCGGGCACCAAACTAAAAAGAAAGGCAACCCTATTATAACAGGGGTAAAGGTGAAAAACAATGAAAAAAATCGAAACATTAGTAATTAGAGACCGCAGATGGTTTCAAAAATTATATGGAAATACTTATCACACAGTAACGATTGTCGTAAATGGCCATATTTTAAAAAGTAGTATTCAGTATGGCTATGGAAATCAGTATCTTGTTACCGCCGCTGATCTCCTTCGTGAAAATGGTTATGATATTCCAGAGAATACCATGGAAGCATTGAGAATGTTAAAGGATCTTTCTGAAAACGATTATGAAGTCATTGACGTTAAGAGAAAGAAAGATCTGTAGGAGGTGCGTAAATGGTAACAATCAAGAAAGCAACACAAGCACAGACAATCGCCGCCATAAAAAGCGGCGATTTCTCCGTAATTGATACGATCAATAAAAAAGCCAGAAAAGAAGCAATAGAAATTTTTGCGTCTGTTGCTGGCGGCGTTATTAAATTAGCTTACTGGGATATGTCCCCGGTAAAGCGCCGGGACGGTAAAAAGTCTGTAATGCGGTACGCCTTGCACAGATCAACGAAAAAAGAAGACTGTTTACAACTCTCCTGTATGGAGCTTATCGGCGGCGAGATCATCCCCACAAGCGACAGACAATTTAATATTAAAGATGATTACGACCGCCGGGAATTTTTCCGCAGTCTTCCGAGCGTTACAAAAATGACTTTAAAATAATAAGGGGCTTAAAATTCCTGGCAATTTTTTGTACTGTTTATTTTTGGCTTAGCGTATGATATAATAACATAAAATGGGGGTAATACATATGATAATGTTAAAAATGGAAAAATGGGAAAGCGTTGTAAATGAAACTATTAAGCATTTTTTTGATAATTATAAAGTATTTGATGATAATAACAAAGCTTTAGAAAATAAAAGCCTGTATCAATACATTAATGATATTTGCGAAAAAGGCCCGGAAACAGAAATCTTGCACTTTTTATTTACTGGTGAAAGTGAATATATCCAATTTGCGGGAAAGTACAATATTTCTTTGTACGATGAATTTTCACAAGAACTTGAAAACAAATTGATTGATGAATTTTATTCCCTTAATCAAAAGCAATTCCGTGACGATCTCGAAAATTTTACAGATTATTTTTTAAGTGAACACACAATTTTATTGAAAACATATATTTATGATATTCTTGATAGTTTTACGGCTGAAAAGTTAAAATGCATTATTTTCAAATAGTTTTTACCGCTTCCCGGTTTCCAGACCGGCGGCACGTTCACGGCGTGCAAGCGGTTTTTTTGGCATTCTGCCAGATACACCTTGCAAAGTTAATATAATAAGTCAATCAATTAACGCGCTATTTTATCCGTAAATCGTTTTTTTATGCTGTTAATGGTGATTTATGCCACGTTTGCATTATAAGCCGTTTATGAGCCTTTAAAACGCTTTATAGTGTGTTGCATGGTTTATTGACTGTCTGCGGCTATGGGTGTATAATAGCCTTGTATAGCTATGTTCGGCTATGCTTTATTTGCGTACCGTGTAAATTGGTGCATTTTGTCCGCTTATGTGCGTATCTTGTCCAGGCTTCCCGGTGATCTGCCGCAGTTGACCTGGCTATATAACAATTAGGGCTATACAACTATATTGTGATATGCTTGTATAACGCCGTATTTGTCATTTTAAGGCGTTTTATAATCGCAGTCAATAAAGTATAGGCTAAATACGCTACAAGCCATTTAAGGCTTATTTTGCAAGAGTATTATTGTATTTTTATTACTGCATTATATGCTGTTTGATGCTACGATCTATTATCTGTGGGCAGTTGGTTCTGATCTGCCAGGGCTACGGCTGGCGGTCGGCTTTGCTGGTGTTCAATCGTTCCCGGCAGCGTCACGGCTTCATCAGTTCGGCGCGGTGCCGGTTCCTGGTGCTGTCATTGGTTGACCTTTGGCAATAAATAACCGCAGCTGTTCACAATTTCAATAGTTACGGCTAACTTGTAAACGATTCCCAAATTTCTACATTGTTTTGGAAATCAAAAATCAAGGAAATCCAGAAAAAAAGTGGCAATCAGAAAAATTCTCGCATTTTCTAGTTACCACTTAAATTTTAATTTTGCACAAATATTTCTATAGCGTAAAGTTCCAAATAATTCAAAATTCACAATTTGTTTAATCCTTCTTTCTTCCGTGTTCCATATCTTCTGTAGGATGATTTCTCTAAACGTTCCGTCCTCTTCATTTGGGACTTGGAAAGTTTCTTCTTTCTCTGGTAATTATCAGTCGTTGTTCCCATTCACGCACTCCTTGTTAATCTTCTGATTCCTGGTTTCAAAGTTTATAATTTCCGTGTCTGTTTCCAATTCTTCCGGGATTCTTCCAACAATGATAACTCGCAGCGGCTTCAATCTGCGTTCCATTTCCTTGAAACCAACGCAAAACTCCAACCGTGCTGCCTTGCTCTTTACTCTTCCATTGGTGCAACAGGCAACTGTGCTTCCCTCTGGTAGCCCATCAAAGCACCAGTCCCAACAGTATTCTGGTAATATGTTTACGTTCGGAATTACTGGAATATCATTCAAGATCATGTAGTGAGACAATGCATGATTGCGGTATTTATTCCACAGGCACATAGCTAACGGCATTCCATTCTTGCCAACCGATATGCTGAAATCTGGCATAATGACTGCATGAAAACATTTTAAATGCTCCATATACTTGTCTGGCTGATTCCATAATCTTTGAAACTGTACATCATCCACATAGAAATTTACATCAAGTTCCCGATGGTTCTTAATCTTCCGGCTAAAGCTCTCCGCAAAGTCTACAGTATCTTTTCCAGGATGGATAAAAGTCTTTGGGATTTTCTGGATTTCGTACTTACCATCAAGGTCTGCATCCGTGATTAAAAACTCTTTCATTGCGTCATAAGCTGTATGTATCATTGATTCCACTCCCATTTTTCTCTTATAGTGCTAAAAGGTACTTATATTTGTAAAATACCATATCTTGTGTCTTGATACAAGTTTTCCTACTAAATATCTTGTGTTGTTCTGGATGTAGAGTTAAAATCATATCGTCAGAACGGCGCAAGGGAAACCCCCATTTTTCAAGGCTTCCAGACCTCAATTGAAATGTTAGTGTTGCACATGTAACCGCCAACGGTTCAACGGTAATTTTCTCAAAAAGTTCATTAACAATCTGTCTGTTAATATCTTGTGGAGTAACACCTTTGAACTTTTCTAGCTGTTCTTTAATAGCACTTAATTGTATTTCTACTGGCTCTGGACTTTTGGTATTTTGGATTTCTAGAATATGGCTCTCAATCTGCTTTATCTGCTTCACGTATTCTTTATTTCTTGAAATAAATTCATCATCAGATATTTTTCCATCCAGATTATATTCCAGTATTTTTTCACGTTTTTGTTTTAACAGATCAATCTGTTTTTCAAGTCGTGAGATTTCGTTTTTATTGTCTGGAATGTTTTTGATCGAGGACTGCAAAATTTCAAAATATTCCTCCAAAATGCTATCAATATTTTCAGAAGATTTATTAATCAAATCTGCAATTACTTCTTTCAATTCTGATTCTGCCAGCCCAAACGAAGTACACGAAGCTGCTCCGTTTTTTATTTTATAGCTGCATACCCATCGAACATCTTCTTTTCCTCTGATATAATGCTGCTTCATCCAGTATGGCGCTCCGTCATTTGCGCAGAAAAGTTTTCCAGTGAAAATATTTTCGTTTTTAAAAGAGGTTCTTCTTGATTTTATGGCTTCTCCACGTTCTCTTAAATATGCGTTTGCCTTTTCCCAGGTAGTTTCATCAATGATCTGCGGTACTCTGGAACCATCATCCTTAAACATTATCCATTCTGACTGCGGAAGAAATTCTTGTTTCTTTGTGAACATATCGACAACCTTTACTTTTCCTCCGCAATAGTATCCTTTGTATTTTGGATTCCGAATAATATTTTTTATGACATCTCTACTGATCTTACCGCCTTTGAAACTTCTATATCCCATATTCCAGAGTTTTTTTTCAATTCTTGGTGTAGACATTCCAGAAGCATAGTCTCGAAAGACCATTCGAACCATGTCTGCTTCTTCTGGAATCAGTTCAAGCTTTCCTTGATTGTTTGAGTATCCATACATTCTGTGTCCGAGAACAACACCGTTTTTGATTGACTGTGCGTGTCCAAACTTTACTCTTGAAGAAAGTTTTCGGATTTCGTCCTGCGCTACCCCAGCCATAATAGTAAGTCGGAACTCACTATCATCATCAATAGTGTTAATTCCATCATTTTGGAACCAAACGCATACGCCGTAAGACAACAATTCTCTGGTGTATTGGATGCTATCAAGAGTGTTTCTCGCAAATCTTGAAATTTCTTTTGTTATAATCATGTCAATTTTTCCAAGCTTTGCATCTCTGAGCATTCTTTGGAATTCTTCTCTTTTATCTGCGTGCATTCCAGAGATACCATCATCAATGTAAGAACCGGCAAACTTCCATCTGTTGTTAGAATGTATCAGTTCTTCAAAATGTTCCTCCTGGTGCTTAATGGATGCTTGCTGTTCAACTTTTTCAGTAGAAACCCTGGCATAATAAGCAACATTTAGTTCAATGTCGTAAATAGAGCAATTTCTTAATTTTTCTCTTACATAATAAATATTCATAGTGCATTTCTCCCTTAATAAACAGGGAGTGGAATCATATAAAGTATAACACCTCATATAAATCCACTCAATACATTGTCGTTACTTTCTAATGCTGATTTCAGCTTTAATTTTATCTCTTGTTTTCTCATCTATCAGACCAAGTGAGAACATTCTTTCGTTTATGGCATACAATATAGCTTTTTCCATTAATTGTCCCTCCATATAATTATCTCATTTTAAACGCTGTTTTTCTTTATCTTTTGTATGCCCTATAATTTCTACCATTATTCTCTTTTGAACGATTCTGCGCTATTTTAAATACACAATTATCACGTTTTACAACAAATCAAAGATATTGACCTGCCCATCAATCTGAGATTCTTCCAGATTGTAAAATTTGCAAGCTATATAATCTGGATTCCAATCAATTTCCAGTTCGTATTGCAAACATTGCGGATGTTTGCCCCCACGGAAGAATCTGCATTCTGAACAGGTATGCTGATAAGCTGTACCGCCAGACCGCTTATACATTTCGCTTATCTTTCTCATAGAATCACTCGCTTTACTCTTGACTTTCCTCTCGCTTTCTTCTTGAAGATACCATTTTTAACACAATCCCTTGGATCACATCCTCTGCTATGTTCTTCAATCAAGATATAATCACAGGTTGCATTTGTACTCCATGCATTTTCGCTCTTGCTGTAATAGTCGCATTTCGAGCATTGTCTCCGCTTTAAGACTATAATTTCAGTGCTTTTTAATTCTCTCCATGGTTTTCTATCTGGCAATTTTCAGCACCTCCCAATCTGGCAGTATCTATAATTTTTAAAAGGTCTGGACTTAGTTTTCTTCGTTCTTGTTCTCTTTGCACTTCTGCCCGATACGTCCTTTGAAAATTTGATTGAACTACACTCCACCATGTACCATCTACATTTTCAGATACCGCCCATTCTCTAAGTTGTGCCGGACTTGATACTGCTTTCTGAATGATTTTTGGAAGCTTATCAAACTCTGTTTCTGCGTTATATGTAGAGTTCTGAATAGCTTTGCATACCTTTTCCCAGGCTTCTGTTTCATTCAGCTCTTCCTTTTGCGGTGCAACGCTTTGTGCGCATTGCCTTAATGCGGCTATTGATGGCTCTTTCCATTCCGTCTGCATATATTTCTTTAATCCGAAACTTAAAAGCTTGTAATCCAGGTCTTTCAGTAATCCGTACCAAGTATCAAAAGCATATTGATCTGGCAGAAATGCTGGGGAAGTGTACACAGCTTTCATTGCCTTTACCAGTACCGCCCATTCTTCTCTTGTCATACCCAGTTATCCACCTCGCTTACCCTGTTTTGTATTTTCTCCATGTAACTTTGAGGCTTGTTACCGGATTTATCAAGATAGTTCCCTTCAAATACCTTCGCAAAGTTACCGGGCTTTAAGAACCAATCGAAAGTTATCATCCAACCTTCTTTGTTCTGGCCTTGTAAGAAGCTGCTATGGCGAATGTTTTCAATGGCTTCTAAGATATCGTCCATATGGTTCTGACGGATTCTGGCTTTCACTGCTTGTTCTCGTTTTGATGTCATTCTTTTTACAGGGTTAATACCAAATTCTTCCAGAGTATTCCATTCATCAATGATTCGTTGGACGTCAGTCTGACGAATAGTATCTTTAGATACTATTAAATCATTTATATCTTTTTCTTTATCTTTATCTAATTCTGTATCTAAATCTAATTCTAAATCTTTATCTAAACCTATATCTTTATCTGAGTGCGTCTTTCGTTCGTCTATTTTGCGTCTTTTCTGCGTCTGCCTGTTTGAACGCTCTATTAGTTTGGTATCATCAATAGAATTTCCATTTGTCAGTGAGTAACTTCCGTTATCTTTCAATAGCAGTTTCTTTTTTTCATCAGTGTATGAAGTTTCTATATATCTGTCTCTGGACAGGGTGTTGTGCATTCTCCAATGTTTAATAACGATCACGCCATCATCAAACAAGATAACAAATCTCTTGGCAATTAGAAGCTTCAAATCATCATCATTCGCTCCTATTATTTTTTCAATCCTCTTTGGGTTTCCAATAAATCCATCATCGTCAGCTCTCATGTTTAGATGAAAATAAAGACATTGTGTTGATAACGGCATATCAAGGAAAGCATCTGTATCAACAATTTTCATTGTGAACATTCTTTTATTTGCCAATTTTGAAATTCCTTTCTCCAATTCCTGGATTTTTCAAAAGTGTTTATCTCAATTCAACTTCAATTCCATTGATTTTCAGTTCTCCATTTACCGGAACCACAAGAGATGGAACGCCGTTTATTTCTTTCAATTCAATCAGAGAAATTTTATCCGGCTGAATGCAGATTGTTGCATCTGATGTTAAAATTTTTGCAGTTTTTGAATTATGGATATTGTCAAGGGCGACAGGCTCATTGCTGAAATACATTTCCCAGTTTTCCTTGAAATCCGATAACTTCTCGTCTGGAACTCCGCAATATCCAAAAATCTGTTCCATTTCATCACATGATACAGTTATCATCTCTGGGCTGTCTTTCTTCTGTTCTCTTACTTCCTGTAAAGATTCAACCAGGCTTTCAGTGAAATTAAATGTTGTGCATCCTTCGAAATTATCCATAATAAAATCTGAAAAGACATTGATCTCATTGCCAGGTATACGTGGAATTGATGTGCCAAGAACGTTTTCGATAAAGTCTGGATGAATATTCTTTATGTTTTTGTTAAAATACAAGGTTCCATGAATATCAGTGCTTCTGTCATTAAATACCGGGAATAAGAATCCTGTTTCTGGTCTTGAGACTACCCAATCACGAATTCTGTCTTTGATGTTATTTTCAGCCACATCATAGCTAAGCCCAGCCTTTGAAAGATTCACCGGGCAAATGCTGCACAGAATGTGTTCATAAATTTCTTCTGAGGCATCGTGCATTTCGGTTCCATCAGAAGTTTTTCCGGGAATGTCATATACTGCATGAATGAGAACTATGTAGTAATTTTCTGGATAATCGTAATTTTCAATCACTTTGTCGTAAAACTCATCCAAAAGATCATCATCTTTAAGCTTACTTGCTCTGATCCGCATAAGAAATTCCTGTGTTCCACCCTCTTTTTCCTGTGCTAATGGGAATTCAAGATTCATAAGGCTTTTTCCAAGTCTGCCAGACATGGTTTTCTTGAAAATGTCAAAATACTTAAACATTTCTTCCTCTGGAAGGGAAAGGAAAGCTTCTTTAATTTTGGTTTTCTTATTTTTTTCTGCATCCACATAACAACCACAAATGCGTGTGATTGCACAATTGGCTGGTGTAAACTGCTTCTTGATCTCTGCGATTTCTTTCTTATTCATGATTAATCCTCCGCTCCAAATATTTTTCTTAAATTGTTCTGGTAATTCTTCACTGTTTGTTCGATAGTGTTATAAGTTGGTCTTAATCTGCATCTTTCTTTGTAACCATCGCATCTTGTTCCAAAAAGAATGGAATTTCGACATATTCCATCTTGACTAGCGCAACATTTATTCATTCTTCTTCATCCTTTCTGCTTCTCTCGCCTGTTTCTTTTCAATCCACTTATTAATTTTCTCATCAGAAATCATGTACATTTGCTTTAACATTTCGATGCAGATCAATACATCTGCAATTTCTTCTATCATGTTATCACGGTTGATTTTTCCACGTTTTGCCTTGCTGATTGCCTGGATAAGTTCGGCGCATTCTTCCATACAGACTGTACTTTGATTATTTTTGCCGTAATGCAAAATACTTTCTGCGATAACACCTTTATTAATCTTTATCCCTGTGATTAATCCGGCAAGAGCCTTTGCTCCAGAATCACACGCCCATGCTTCCTTGAGATATTTTTTCTGCCATTCATCTTTGTTTTCAGAACTTTCAAGGAAACATAAATGCTGGTCTCTCATATCGGATAATATGTCTTTTGCTTCTTCTGGTTTCATATTAATTTCCTCTTCATCATCAATCTCAACAATTTTTAAGTCTGCGAAATCACAACCCATTGCGAATCCGTCAATCATTTTCTTCTTAACTCCAAATACCTCTATCATGTAAGAATTATTTTCCATGATTTTTATTACATCTGACTTTTTAACATATTCAGCCATTCTTCATCTCCTCCAACTTCTTCTCTATCGGATTAATAATCTCTTCCAATGCCTGTTGCTCATAATTTTCTTTCCAGATTTTTTCTCTTTTCCAAAATTGGATTTTCATAATCTCATTTATTAAATTAATACACGCTATTGCTTCTAACATTCCCCAACATCCATCACAGGCTCTTTCATTGCACCAGTTTATAAATTCTTTAAATTTCATTTTTGAGTTCCTCCAACTTATTTTCAGCTTCTTCACGGGTGAGGAATACCACAACATTCAATTCTCCAAGCCATTCATCCTCGTTCGCCCATAAAAACCATCTGCCGTCTTTTCCGTATTCAATTCCGCTTACCACGTTTTTTCGAATACCCATGCCATATATATCCCATACAGTTGTGCGAATAGGACACGGAAATCTCACAAGCAATCCCTGTTCTTATAAGTCTTTGTATTTCTTCAACTCTTTCTGCATTATCGCTAATTTAGCAAGTTCCAATCCAGTAAATGCACCGTTTTCTTTGAGTTCCTTTAATTCTTTTAAAGTGCCAATATCTTTGTAAGATTTTAATTCTTCAAGCCATTCCGCAAACTGTTCATGTTCTTCTGCATCTTTAATACAATCAGCTTCGAATCGTTTATTAATTTCTTCATTTCCCAGTGATACCTTAGTAAATTTACCATTCCATCTTTTTCTTTGCGCCATCATCTTTTCATGATTAATTGCTTCTTCAAGTGTTAATCTTTCCATCTACTTCACCTCTTATATACAACCCACTCATCAGAACCTTTGAACTTTACCCTTATCTTTACCGGATGTCCATCACCAATCATTCCCTTTGGCTTATATTCACCAACAAATGTTGCTCCTTCCAATGCCTTATGGCTTTTCTCGCATGCAATAGCCTTTTCTTTATCCGCATAGTCAGTATTGCAGATTTGACATGTATATAATATTTTCTTAATCATCTACCTCACCTCTTCCATCTGATTTTCTACAGTATCTGCAAGTAACTTCAAGGACTTAATAAACGAGTCCGTCAATGCTGTTTTGTATGGGCTTTTAGTGAATGTTCTGACAAGGCTTACTGCATCCTTGATTTTTTCTTCATCTTCGACGATTTCAGATGCTTCACACAATGTTTTTTCATTGTCTCTGTAAGTAACAACCTTGCTACTATAAAAATTCAATAAGTTTGGAAACGGAATTTCGATAGGGTTTAAATGGTCTTCTCTCGCCCATGTGAATCCCTGAAGCTTTGCCATTTTTATAACACTCAAATATTCTCCCTGTGTCTTTACGAACACGCTCTTCCCTGTTAAATCAATCATCAAAATTTCCTCCTGTAATCTCATCAATACACTGATTCCAGCCCTCCGCAAAGCCAGCATCAGACGTATTGGCTGGATAATCTCCATTGTCTTTTTCTGGCAAATCCATAAGCGGACACCAGTCTGGTCTTGATTTACTTTCACAATCATAATGTTCTTCTGTCATCAGAATTACATCGCAATCTAAACAGTCAGCTAATTCACACAAACCCTCATATTCAAGAGCGCTACAGTATGCAGTTCCGAACGGGCAAACATAGCAATTCTCTGGTGTTTCCATCACTAATACTGATTTACTCATGATTCCTCCTCAAGGCAACAATACACTATTGGATCGCCAGTATCACAATCACAATTGTTATAATCAATGTCTTCCAATGCTTTACTTTTTGCTATTTCTATGGCCTCTTCCTTTGTTTCAGCTATAATTCCGTCATAATCAATTGATAATCTCATGCTAACACTTACATCCCATTTACTCATTTGATTCCTCCTGTAATAATTCTGGATTGTCGAAGATATTCCCTCTGACATAAGTTTCTTTGCACCAATATCCAAGTTCATGTCGATAATAGAAATCTTCTGGAAATGCTGCGTAAAATCCTTGATTGTAATCGCCACTTGCGAAACCTGTACCATAGAATCCAAATTTAACCTGTGCATATTCGTCGGACCGCGTTTTTAAAATATCATTTTCCCAAATTTTATTGCCATTCTTGTCGCAAAGTCCTGTGAACTGGCAGAGTGTTTCTGGAACAATTTCCGCATATTCCCATACTTTATAACTATCAGCGTGAAAGATTAAATGTTCTTCGTTGCATAAGAAGTCATATTTTTTCCAATAATATCCCTCAAACCATTTTCCATTATCTTTCCGCTTTGCCTTGAAAAGAATTTCTCTCATATCACACCTCCTTCGGTTTTTCGCACCGCTCAAACTCGATCACCCAGACCCACGGGTTCGCATTCCAGCCGTAGCGATCAAGGTCTGATTTCTTAATGGTGGAATCCCAAATTTTAGCGAATCTTTCTATCGCTGTACGCCACATTTTTTCTTCCCAACCAACGTTTTTTCCATTCTTCCAATTTGCTCCCTCTGCTTTTGCGCCATCTTCTGTGATATTCTGTAACCGCTCCACGCTCACATTCGTAACCTTCAGCCAGATACGAGCAGCTTTTTTCGGCATGTGGATTGATGGTTTCCACGGCTCTTCTGCGTCTTCAGAATTTGCAATGCTAGCCTTATATCCATAGTATTCTTCCAGATGGCACCCTTCACCTTTTCCAACCCGCTTTGTATATCTGTGCCAAGTCTCACGAACATACAGGATATCTTCCGGCTGATATGGCGATCTTCTTTCCGGCTCCAACGGATAACCACATCTTGCACAGTATACGTTCTCTGCCAGGTTATCATATATGTATTCGTTGTGAACATATTTGCAATTCGGGCACTCTTCCCATTGCGGTTTTACAATTCTTCTGGTACAGCTTTTTCTTCCGTCCAGAATTGCTCGAACCATTTGGGTGTTGAATAAAATCGGTTTAGTTGCCATCTACTCCACCGCCTTTCACAATTTCTATCGCCCTGCTCAGTCCAGCATTGTATCCTTGATGCACATCAGATAAGATACATTCTGATTCAATGAATTTGTCTCTTTTCAATTCGTTGATAACCTTATCCACATCAAAAGCTGTCGGCTGCTCATCCACAATATGTATATATCTGTCTATAATCTTCTGTATTGGTTCTCCTAAGATATTTTGAAGCAGTATGTCTTTTTTTAGTTTATCTGCGTCGATTAACCGCATTTCTTAGTCCTCCTTATATGGTTCTGGAAGTGGTCGCCATGCCGTAACATCAATCCAATCATAATTGCTATCAAGATAATATCCGTCACAATCAATAAAGCTTGTATCTTGCCATGTTGTTTCTCCGTTAGTAACCAATATTTCTTGTCCGTCATCTGGCATTTTGCAGTCAAGCATATACTGTATATCAGTTGATATGGATTCTTCCGCACGTTCTTTTTCTGATATCTGATGATATTTTACCGGAATCCACCCATTTTCTTTCTCGTCCTGTTCCAGATCGTCCAGAAGACTATTTACGATATCCAGCGCACTCCCTGGAAGCCCATGCTTATACCGCGATTTCTTTTCTATCTCAGCTTTGTATTGCTCTAATCTGTTTCGTACTCTGCTCATACTTCCACCTCACTATCCTCTGGCATCTGGAACGTCATTCCTTTTTTGAGCATTTCTCCAAGTTCTCCCGCATGTGCTTTGTTTTCTTCCGTTTTTGGCTTCATACTTAATATCCTACATACTTCTGGAATTACATATTTTGTGTATTCCGAATCTCCATAGGCTTCCTGAATCATATCCAGTACTTTCATGGCTTTTTCTTTTGTGGAATATCTTCCTAAAATAAAATATCCTCCACTTCTCTGTGCATCCTGCAAACTCCAACATATAATATTCAATGAATCTGGGAGCTTTAGATTTATTACAATGTTTTCAAACTTTACCAGTGCTGTTTTATCCTGACTTCTGATTAACATTTTGTGTCCTCCTGTTTCTTAAAATCCATCTTCAAGTCATAAACAAACTGGCAAAGTTTCTCTGCAATCTCATCCGCATTTTCTACATTTGCAAGCTGTCTGACATACTGCTTACCACATATAACGCAAGTCAACTTTCTGATTGTTTCCCAGACTTGCCACGAGATAATAGATGAATCAAAAGCATCCATCATCAGAGAACTTCTTCCGTTCCCATTCTCGTCTCTGAACCACTTTTCTCTCGGTGCTTTTAATGTGGTTGCAACATCTTCTCTGGTAAGACAACCTTTGTATTTTTCGTCAATGCGCTTTTCCAGTTCATCCAGAAGTTCCTTCTTTTCCTGTTCTGTCATTGCGTCCTCACTTTCCACGCTTATATTTTCTCCCTATTTAATTTTCGATATATACCGGTCTATCAGTTCTCCGTTCACATATTTGTTTGCTAATTGAACTCTTATCGAATCACCCTTTTGACTGTCTGAAAAACTCGGTCTATTCATTGCTCCATTCGCAAAGCTATCTTCTTCATAAGTCAGCCCGTCATATTCAACCGATATCTCCCACTGCCAGCGAGGACAAATGACAAACCATTTTCGCATATCTATGTAAGTGATAATTGCGTCTACATCTTCATAGGTATATGTGATTTCTTCTTGTAAATCACGGTTCTTGTACGAAACATTTTTGGAACAACCAGTCAAGAAAATGCAAATTAAGATTAAACATACTATTTTCTTCATTTCATTCCTCTCATTCTCGCAGACCGACTACCGTACGATAATCGGTTGGATAATCATACCATTTATTTAGTGATACTCTTTTTATCATCATATTTTATTTACCAAATTTTTTAACAAGTCCCTTATTCAAATCTGGGATTCTTACATCTGTTTCAGATTCCAATTCCTCAATCATGCTCATAAAGCTTCTTTCGCCACGGTTCGCTTGTCCTACAAACTCATTTGCACAATTGATTACGTCCAAAAGTCTTTTAGTGGAAAATCCATGCAATTTCCGTAATGCCAACATAGTTGTTACCGTGTTAATTGTATTCGCCCAGTCGTCACCAGTATTGAAGCCATCGTTATAGGCTTGATCTTGCATGACTTCCAGCTCTTTACGTGAATTCTGCATGGCTCTGGCGAATGCCTGTGACATTTGATTGTCACAAGCCAGCACCCTATTTTTCTTTGGTGCTTTCATCTTTAATTTGCTTCCCATATTTTTCCCTTTCGTATCTGTATTCCGTCAAACGGTATGCTCTCGATATTCCCGGATGTTCTGTGGCAATCAGAGAATCCATCTCCAATTGCCGCATATGTCTCTGGACGGTACACTTTGTAAGGTCTGTTCCATCCATAATTTCTTCATAAGAAGGCATATATCCGTGTTTCTCAAAATACTTGACAAGAAATCTGTAAATATCATTTCTAGCAGATTGCCCCTCATTATATTTTCTCTGACGGTAATTCATAGGCAAAACGGATTTTCTTCCGCAGTATTGCTTTTTTCTACACGCATTTTATTTAATCTTTCCGCAGCTTTCTTCTTTGTTTCATCGGAATATTTTCTCGGTGGATTGATTTTAATGTAGGAATACGGCAAGTGAGCGAAAATAGATCCATCATTATTTCTGGCAAGAATTTTTACATCGTCTGGAAATTCCTTTTCTAATTCCTCACATCTGTTCTTCCAGGTACTCCCATTCTTAGCAGTAAGTCCTACATAATCTCTTCCGGGAATCCACTCAATTACACATTCGTTTGTGTTTTCTGACACAAAACTCACCTCTATTCATTTTTTTATTTTTTATCTTTGGAATTTAGCCAGTAGAACTACTGGTGTGTTAGAATCAGTGATAATTTTCTTCGTTGAGTAAGTCGTTGAATTTTTCCAACGCCTTAATAGATACTTTGTTATTTGCTTTTTCTGGTCTGATTGATACATTTAAGTGAATATCAATGATGTGTTTTAATTCTCGCGCAAGGGTTATTTTGCCTTGTTGAATTCCCTGTCTGTATGTCTTGGGCGGTTTATATTGCCCTGTTACTTGCTTTCCAGCTGACTGGCCACCAGCTGTAACGTTGTACATCTGGAAGCCTTTATCTGCAAAAGCCTTGATTGTTTCAATTTCTTTCTGGTCAAGTTCATCCTTTCTACATGTTCTATATGAAAGTTTCCAACCAGTAGGATTACTTTCACTGTAAAACTTATGCTTTTTAAGGCTTAATGCTATGTGATCGTATTCCCCTAAATGGCTCGCACATCTCTCGCAAAGGTTGACTGCCTGTCCACAATACGCTCGGTTTATTCCGGCTTCGTCAGTTCGGTAAAACACGTATATACCACTAGAATATGGAATGCTTGGACATATCCTTTTTATTCGATTCTCTCGTTCTCGCTTCATAGCGAAAACTCTACTATAATCCACCAGGCATCACTCCTTTCCAATCTGGTCAATGAGTTTCTTACATTCATCTTTAACATAGGCAAGTGAACGAATTTTGCAATCTGGATCTTTATTTAATTCTCGCCAGCAATCTCCCATTATTTTAAGCTTTTTTTTGAAGCCTGGTTCTTCCCCGAAATACTGTTCTGCTGTCTCAATATCATAACCATCGAAACAATGAGCGCAGTCAAAACCAATCCACCATGTATCATCATCGTCACAATCGTGTAGAAATGGTTCTGAATAAGTAACTCCACCATGGCAGTCAAGATAACCTAAATCATCAACAATTTTCTTTGCCAGCTTATGGCTGTTAGGTATTCCAACGTATCCGCACCTGTATGCTCTAGGCATGAACAGGACTACACATTGGTAACCTTTATACTCGAATTTAGTTTCTAAAACTGGTTCCATTTATTTATCACCCCTCCTTAACTAAACGGAAATTCATCTTCCATACCGCCTAAATCTGGCACATCCATGAAACTAGGTTCTGGCGGCGGTACTGGTCGTGTGTCTGTTTCCTGTGTCTGTGGTGACTGGCTCTTTCTTTCTGCAAATTCATGTTCTGCAACAAGGCAATCATTTGAGTAAACTTTTTCACCATTTTTGTTCGTATAGTTTCCAGTCTGCCATTCACCACGCACATTTACTTTCGTGCCTTTTTTAAGATATTTCTCTGCGAATTCTGCATTTTTTCCAAGACATACGCAAGTGATAAAATCAGATTTTCTTTCTGTATTCTTTTTCACTCTTCTCTCGACAGCCAAAATATATCTTGCGATTTTGGTATCATTCGTTCCCATTCTGATATCTGGATCAGCAGTTAATCTTCCAGAAAGAATAACAATATTCACAATTTATCACCTCTCAATCTGAATGTCGCATCTAATAAGTGCGTGTTTGATTTTCTTTGTATTTCCTGTTACAGTTTCTTCTTTCCCGATAACAAAGGAAATATCATCTTCTGTTACGTTGAATCCTTTTGTTTTGATATGCTCCATGATGATTTCTTTAATTTCATCTGTGCCGATTCCGATTGTTATTTCCAATGGTGTTACCTCCCTGGTTTGTATACTGGTGGCATTGGTTGCCATGCAATGACTGGGTAATATGCAATTCCGTGTTCTTCTACCATGCCCCATCTTCCACCGCCTAAATATGTAAGGGTTGTTGGTAACTCGGCGTCTTTTATGGTAACGTTGTATTTTATCTTATCTTCTGGGCTTTCTCTCACATCTGGCTCTGGCGGTAACTTCACATCTGTTGGAATCCACATATCCGCAGGACTGTAGGAACAGATCAGTTCTTCAACTTTCTTGATTGCGTCATTCCAACCTTTGTCGTACTTACATTCCTGTTCGGAAGGTTCTGGCTTTTTCAGTTTGTCAAGTGTTTTTAAGAAGATTTTCATTGATTAATCCTCCTTGACTTTCTCAATAGTTTCTTTTATTGCTTCTTTCACAGCCTTGGTTTTAATCATCTTATCTGCCAAGGCTTTTGCCGCTTCCTGTACGATCACGTTTTTATTCTCTTCTAGTATCTCGGAAATATGAGAATGTATCATCCTACACAACGGCTCATTGGTTTCTCTACTACCATATAACTCTTTTTTATAAATAACTCCTTTGATTTCTTTGGTAATTTTTTCAACTACCTTGTCCTCAACATTTTTACGGATTTCCTTTGCAATTTCTTCCTCATTGACACCAATCGTTACTGGTACGCTGAATACGCTCATTTTCAATTTCCCTCCCCTATAGCTATCACATCACATCCAATAAATACCAATTCCTCATGTTCACTAATTCCATAGCCGACAGATCTTCTTCCTACTTTAAAAAATACATTATTTGTATTAACCGTAACTCCTTCAGTTTTTTCCATATAATCAGAAACAATAGCTTTCAAAATATCTTCATTTAAGAAAGTTTTTCTTTCGACTATCGGATGTTCTTTTGGCATATATTCAAGCCATGTCTCTATACCTTTGTATTCTTTTCCTTCTGTGTCAGTCCATTCGCCATTTCCAGTATATGCAAGCATGATGATTCTTTCAGAGTTTTTCAGCTTTACATAATACAAACATGCGGTATCATCAGTTGGAGCTTCTGGAAGCATATCTCTTACTGAGCGCCATGCACTAGTTGAAGGAATTGTTTTTCCTGCTTTACGGTCTACATGCTCCTGTCCTTTAATTACATAGTTTCTAAATTTTTTTGGCATTAATTTTCTCCTTTCAATTATTCAGTCGAATTGTTTTCCTTATCATCTTCAACTGCTTTCCAAATACAATCCATAACAGATGCATAATCAAGCAGTATTTCTCTTTCTCTGATGTTTCTTCCGTCTTTTTCATGCCAATCTCTCACTATATAAAGTTCGGCATTTGCAGAAAGAATATCTGTTTTCATGTCCCAGTATTTAATATGAATTTCATAAGCTGCATTTGCAGAAATTGGATTTACATAAATTCCTTTTGTTACTTCTTTCCAATCTTTTAATTCAATTGATACCATCTATTTCTCCTTTCAAAACGGACATAAGTCCAAATTAACTTCAAGTCCAGGTCTGGCAATCTGCACCAGGGCATCATCCCAAACCACTGCTTCTTTTATCTCTTTCAAAATCTGTTCCGGGTCAGCTGTTTCATTACTCAAATGCACCAATGTTACTGTCCGTAATGCTGCCGTATGGTTTGTATTCACCAAGCTTTTGCAAGTATCTAAGGAACAATGCCCTTTAAGCCTGTGCGTGTAATTTTCAGCTGTTTTGTCAACCAATTCTTTACAATAGTTGCACTCAATAACTAAGTGATTCAGTCGCATTGCCTTGAAATTGTATCGGCAAAATTCAAAGTCTGTCATGTACAACAGCTTTCCCATCTCTTCATGTTCCACGATATACCCATAATTGAAACATGAAATAAGTTGCCCTGTGTCCTTATCCCTTGTAGTATGCGGCAAATAGAACGGTATTACTGTAAACGAGCCAACCCGAAATGGTCTTTTTTCTGGAACGCCTTTCATTAATTCGCCAGTGATGATTTGCAGATGTTCCACAGTTTCATCATTGGTGTAAATCTGAATACCTAAATTCATCAGATTTTTAAATGATTCACGGTGATCACTCAACCGTGTTCATGGGTAAGAAGCACGCCAGAAACATCACTTGTTCTGTAATCAATAGCTTTCAGAATGTCTTTGTATCTGCATCCGCAGTCCAGAAGAAGCATTTCTCCGCTGTTCGATTTCAGAACATAGCAGTTTCCGTGGGTGCTTCCTGTGTTTACTACTCGCATGAACATTTATTATCACCTCTATTTCTAAATATTCCTTTAAATCAGTTTTCTTCATTCACAACAATACCGCCGTGGATAATAACTCGCTTTCCGTCCGAATCGTCAAAATAAACTTCATTTTCAGATTCGGAAACATCGAACTTCCCAGACCAGGACTTGATTTTACCGCCATTGTAATCGTAAACAGTTACGGTACGGTTCAGACCACCGTCAATATCACTAGACAGTGATTTTAATGATCTGCTACAGGAAGAACAACCGCTAAACATTGTGATTGCTGTAATCCCTGTGATTAATACTGCTGTCTTAATACATTTATGCTTCATTTTGGCTCTCCTTTTACATTGTAAGTCGGATTATAATGAGTACCACATATGTAATAACATTTAAAAGAATAATTAAATTGGTTCGATTGTATTCATTTTTTCGAATAAAAGTTACTATCCATCCCAAAAGTGCTACTAAAAGCAAAACAATAAGCACAATTGTGGAAGTTTCCATCCTACATTTCCTCCTGGCTCATAAATGACGGAATCTCTGTTTCCACTGGCTCTGCTGCCGAGACTGGCTCTTTCTCTGCTGTTTTTACAACTTCTGCGACTGTTGGCTGTTTAGGCTGTTCTTCGATTGCCGCTGGTTGTGAAATGAATTCTTCTGCATTGGCATTCTGTTCGATTTCTTCCTGCACTTCCCTGTACGTAGCATCCATCATGTTATATTCATAAGCCTGCACTGGATTATCCCATTTCTTAGGAATTGACTTCATAATATTATTTCGCATTTTACGAATAAGCATAGATTCTTTGGATTGCGTTTCGTAATAAGAGGGTGAGATATATGGTCTTAATTCCTCGCAATCAATAATTGCTTCTAATTCTCCAATCTCGGAAACTTTTTTCATAACCTCTTTTTTCTTTGCTTCAATCTGAGTTTTCTGTGCATCTGTAGCTTTATATCTGTCAGCACAAATTCCAAAAGTTTCATTCTGGAGGTTATTTTTGATATGTGCCGCAAGATTCTTTAAAACATCTGCTCTCTCACAGGAATGATACTCAATGTGTCCATCTTTATATTGAATTGGATATACTACACGAACAACTTTTCCAATTCCAGATTCTTCCCATTCTGGCGGTGTGATTTCTACACCTTTATGTCTTGGTGGAATATACTTATCACCTTCTCTGACTTTCCAGTATGGGAATACTTTTTCTACATTTACACCATATCTGCTAACAAGGCTGTCATTTCCATCACCCTCAATAGCAAATTCAATCTTCTTCTCCCATTGAGCTGGTTTCCCTTTTCCTGCTACGTTTACGTTTCTGATCTGGAAATAACACTCTCTCGGCTGTGCATTTGCATTCAGTTTCAATGCTGCTACTTTGCTCAGAATGAATTTAAGGTTGGAGCCATTTATTGCCTCAAAACTTACTCCGCTCTCATGCACCATCTGGAAAATAGATCCCATTGCCGCTACTACGCAATCTTTTGAGTAGGAATCAAATTCCATTCCTCTTGAAGTCAAATCTCTTTCCATTAAATCAACATACCGATTTGTATAGTAGGAAAGCTGTGTGTTAAATGTTGCTACTTGTGTGTTTTCTGCCATTTTAATTCTCCTTTTCTTTATTTATATGCTCAGTGGCATATGAAACAGGATGAAATAATTTGTCCTATGTTGAATTGTAATTTCCTGTTCTTTCATTAACTGTTTTATTTTTCCCTGTTGTGCTTTCCGGGCATTCACCCGGATTCATATGCCACCGATTTTTTATTTACTCTACGTGGAATCTTCCATAACCGCTTGTTCTGCCAGACCCGATGCCACATCCAAATCCTGCAAGCTGAATAATATTAACGATCTGCTCAATGGAATAAATATTATCTACATATGCAAGTTCGATTTCTGCTGACCATCCGGTAAATCTGTTTAAATGTACAAGAACAGGTTTTCCTTTCTTTGGTGACATTAGTTTTTCGTCAATGTAATGCTCAGCAAACTTAATCGGTATTAAACCTCCTTTGGCGATAATATTTACTCCAGCTTTGAACTTTGTACTATATGTATCAACCCCATTTCTTACAACAGCATCGCAAAAACATTTCAATAACCCGAATGCTGTAATGCAAGGTGCATTGTTGGTGAGTGCATCAATAAGGCCTTTTTCTGAGAAATCTGTAGGTTTTCCATTGTACCAGTGAATTGATGTAATGATTTCTTCCCATACATTTGCTTTTTCAAGGTTCTTTGCCTTGTCTTTTCTCTGATCAATCAGTTCTCTTGCGGTCACGTCATTCATCTTATTGAGAACTAAGTCTCCGTCTCCGATGATTGTGACTGTTGCGTGCTTAACGTTGATTGCCTGTAACTGAATTCTTTCTTCTTTTTTAGTTTCCATAATTCTTTTCCTCCGATTTTTTAATAGTTTTTATAGTTTCTGTTTGCGCAAACATTCAAGCAGATTAATCCACAATAGTTTAATATAAATATAATGTTGTGTTATGTATTTTCGTATGCCGTATTGTACTGTGCTATCCTGTAATGTATTGCGAAAGTAATCCGCTTAAATCTTTGCGTAAATTTCAGATATGCTTAACTGACAATAGAAAATGTCTTATAGTGTCCTGTATTTTTCTGTAATATGCTATCCTATATTTTGCTTGCACTGTAGTTAGCTTTCCTATTCTTGGCAGATTCTACTGCCAGTTAAATACATCTGGTTGAGTTGAATGCTCAGTATGTAACACGAATGTGCTGTACTTTAATTTTCTATCTTGCTGTGTTCTTTGTTTTTATTTGGCATAGCATCTTCATGCTACATACTCAAAATTCAATTTGTTTGGATGAGCCGCTTTATAAGCGATATAAAAGTCATGATAAATTGTAATATCTTATAATGTGCTATCATGTGGTGTTTTTTAATATTCTATCTTATGATGACGGTTATACCGCCTGTAAAACAGCCCATCCGTTAAGTACTGTGTTGTATTATTCTGTGCTATTATTTCCTGTTGTAAGAATTTTTGTCCTATAGTAAGTATTCACAACACTTGTCACTCTGCATAAGTGAGAATAATTTTGATGTAGTTTATTATATTGTCTTTTGTTTTCCTGTTTTTTAATGTACTATGCTATCCGCTTATGCAGACTGATAAATGCTGTGGTTTCCTACGCTCATAAACCTGTAAAATCAAGCGAATATTCTGTTTCGAACTATCCTGTGATGTCGTGTTGTGTTCTGCTTTTTCCTGTACTTTACTTCTTTTGCCTATTTTACAGGCATATCAACGTAGTAATTTCGCCGCTACTGCACTCATGTCCCTACAAGAATAAGGTGTTTTGCTTTGCTCTGTGATATTATGTATTGTCCTATTTAGCAATATAATGTGCCATAATATAGTTTGATTTCTTCCTACTCCTGTAGGCATATCAGCACAGTAGCGGCATTTATGTTTAACTAATCAGTTCCCAAACTTCTTCGTATTCAGAAATATTCTGGTATTTCTGCTTTACTGAAAGAAGTTCATTCCGACAGCGCTCTAAAAGTGCTTCGTATTCATCTGGCTGCTTCAAAATAAGCTGTGTTGGCTTGTATCCGCTTTTCCCATCTGTCTTGTAAAACACTCGAATTGCTGTCGGCTTTGACTTGTTATCAATATCCTGTTCCACGATTTTTAACTGACAAACTATCTGTCTGGCTTCGTGGATTCTGTATTTTTCAGCTGCTATGGAATCATCCCATGTAAAGCACTTATGTAATTCTGTACTTTCGTCCCTTGCTTTCTCAAGAATCTGCTGTGGTGTAGCAGATTCCATCTGATCGCAAATTTCCATGATTTCAGATGCGCATTTTGTAGCATCTGCCTTGAAAAAATGTTTTCCCCATGTTGCTGTTAGCATTTTCCCCTCCTGTTTCTGCATAGGTGCCTGTGTATAGCAATGAAAGATGTTCTGTATTGTCTTGTTCTCTGATTTTCCGTTCTTTATAATCATATATTTCGGTATAATGGCAACTTTCATTGCCATGCAACGACACCTATGCTTTTTGATTTTTTATTTAGATTCTTTTCACTCTCAAATCATCATCCGTCACTCTTAGGACAATCATTTGCTGTTCAGCACTAGGAAGTCTGGTTGTGTTTACGCTCTCGCTGTTGTCAACAAAAATCGGCAAATTCAAACCGTTCAAAGCCTGTAAACCTCTAAGCAAATCAATGTCACACAAGATTTTGTCAGAATAATTCAAACCATCAAAGTAATTCACTCCATTACAGATCATCTTGCAAGTTTCCACTGGATTTCCATCAATCGTGTAATCAAGAAAACTGAACTGGAAATGCTTAAAGTATGGATTGATTTTCTCAGCCAGTGCCTTATTCTTCTGAATTGAGAAGTTAAGAACGGTGTCAATGTTCTTTTCAATATCAGCTTGAACCTGTCCAAGGCTTTTCAGTTCTTCATTCAGTTCGGATACTCGCTTTTCTTTCTCTGTGACTGCTGCCTGTGCAATCTTAATGTCTGCATCCACATTAGAAATCTGTTTCATAACATTACTGATCTGCATTCTTAATTCCTGTTTCTTTCCAGAAACATCATCAAATGATTTCAGTTTATCTTCAAGTTCTGCAATTCTCGCTGTAACCGCAAGATATTCTTCATCATTTGTCATATCTACAGATTCTGGAAGCTCCGTAAATTTGGACTGCTCTTCCTCGATCTGCTTAGTAAGTTCAGCAACTTCATCCTGCGCCACACTGATTTCCGACTGTAATTTGTTGATTTCCTCGTTGGTTTTCTTTAATTTTGCAGCGGAAGTATTTCCAAGGTCGCAGACATATTTAAGATTGTTCTGTTTTTCTGATTCAAAGGATTCTTTTACTTTCAACTGTGCTTCAATTCTGAACTTCTTCTTTTCTTCAAAGGAGGCTTTCAATTCGGAAATCTGTTCTTCTGGCAGTTCCTGTCCACAGGTCGGGCAAATAGTTTCTGAATCATTGAATGTTTCGGCTTCAATAGCTTTCAGCCCAGAATCATCCCACTCCATTTCCTTGATTCTCGGATAGTCCTGTCTGGCTCTATCCAAGTCAGCTTTTGCCTGTTGTGCTTCCCTTATGTGGTTGCCCAGTTCCATTCCAATAATACGAATGCTTGATTCCTTTTCTGATTTTTTTAACGTAAGTTCAGAAACTGTATCAGAAATAAATTTTTGTCTGGCTCTTAACCATTCATTCGCCTTGCTAACCAGACCATCCCTGGAAGATTTCAAACCACGGATTTCATACGAAAGACTGTCATAGCCTTTTGCTGAATCTTCAAGAATCTGTTCCTGTTCTTCCAGTTTGGAAAGGTCCGCATTAAGCTCCTGTTTTTTGGATTCCAGGGAAGAAGTATCTTCTGCTTCAACAGTCCGATTGGTTTCATATGCAATCTCCGTGTTTTTGGCATCCACCTTTTTCTTTTGTGCATTCAGTTCTTTTCGGAGCTTCTTCAATGTATCTTCTACGGAATGCCCCTTTGTGATTTCTTCCACATGAGCGTACTGTGGATTCTCTTCCATAAACTGAGCAATATCGAAACCAGACATCTTTTCCAGTACCTTCCTGGATTCTGCTGTTGACTTCTGTAATGTATTCAGAAATGGTTTTGGATTACTGCACATCAGAAGTGTTGAAGGCTCCGCTATTGAATGGATGAACTCGGTATAATCCTTTAATTTAGCCGGGAATCCGTCAATTTCATAAGAAGTTTCATTTCCATCGAACACCTCTTCGGACTGTCCTTTTGGTTTTCTCCACTTCTGCTTTGTGATTTTGCGGATCACTTTTTCTTTCCCATCAATCGCAAGTGTAAGCTCCCTTACAACATCAACCTTTGGCACTTCCAATCCATTTTCTTTTCTGCGGATAGAAGTCGGTTCTGTACCATTTGCCATCTTTCCTGTCAGAACATCCAAATATGCGTCCTTTAATGTGGATTTTCCTTCTCTGTTTCTGCCGGAAATCTCTGTTCTTGGAAACAAATCTACAGACTTACTCGGAAACTTCTTGTAATTCACTAGTGAAATTTTTTTCACTTCCACTTTCATGCTCGATTATCCTCCCTATTGATACCTCATATGCAGTTCTAAGCTCTACTTCATCACCAGATAATTTTTTATGATAAATCCGGCTCTGGATTCTTCCGATTATTTTTACGAAATCTCCAACCTTGAAATCAGCAGCTTCTCTGGCTTCTTTCCACCATGCTATACATGGGATATAATCTGTTCTTCGTAAGTCATATTCGTTGCAAGCAATCATCAAATCACAGATTTCTTTTCCTCTTGGTGCTCGGCGGTACACAGGCGGTTTGCAAAGATAACCTTCCAGAATGATTTTGTTTTCACCTTCTGTGCTCCCATCACCTTCTCCACACCAGATTGTTTCCGCTTTGATTTCAAGAATCAAATGTGACTTTCCACTTTCATGTTTGTTTGAAGAACTGTATCTCCCTTCAACATAAGCGTGTTTTCCAATCTTTAAACCTTCCGTCTGCTTTTCTTTAACAATTACTGGAAGCAAATCTACGTTTCCACTGGTGCGCTTTGCACCAATATAAAATCTTGCGAATTTTTCTCCGTCCTTGAAAAACGTTCCTGGCTGAATGTCCATTATTGCGCCAAATATCTGAACTTCATTCTTATTATTCTTCATCCTCCAATTTCTCCATTTCTTTTACGGAAATCTCATATACACTTTCCGTTTCTTCTCCATTAACATAAACATCACGGCTCATTAACCTGCCAGTTACTTTAATGTAATCATTCCTTTTAACGTCTACCGCCAGATCAGCACCTTTTCCCCATAAAGTACAGCGAGTAAAGTCGGATCTTTCTGAAAAATCTCTTGGAATTGCTACGAAAAGATTTGAAACTTTCCTGTGCGTTACTGGCGTAAGTTTTGCATATGGCTCTTTCGTGCAACTTCTGGCAATAAACTCTACTTCGTTTATATCACCATCCGGAACCTGTTCTTCCAGGATTTCCACTTTATCAGCTGCGATATAATTAACATTGTGGTGCTTATTTGGATTTTTAGAAGTGTCCATGCTTCTGATTACACCTGTTACCACAACTTCTTTTCCGTTATAATCATTATCACGTACAACAGAATCTTCTATGACGATTGGAAACATATCTACTGCACCGCTTTTACGAATGACTGTCAGCATGAATTTGTAATAGTATCTTCCGTAATGTTCGTGGCTGAACACTATTTCCCCGGCTCTACCGGATAATCTTACTTTGTTTAATCTTTGCATTTACTTTTCCTCCGTTCCTAATATAATAGGAAGAAACACCATTGAGAATAAGACTGTTGATACGAAAAACGCCCCGATAACATCAAATGATGTAAGCATCCATGTGATTGAGAAGATTACTGTAAACATCCCTATCCCTACAAATATTTCTCCTATTGTCTTTACCACCTCTTTCATTTTGCCCTCACTTTCTTCTGGATGTGGTTACTACAAGCGCAGTTGCCAGAATAGCGATAATTACATTTCTTGCCATCAGCTTTTCTTCCAGATCAGCAATGATTTCACTGGAAAGTGGCTGATTTTCGCCATTTTTTTGCATAAAAAGTCCTCCTGTTATATTTTTGTTTGTCAAATACAGGAGGTTGTGTTATAATAATCCTGTATTTAACTAACTCATTCTTAGTTAGATACCGTCCTGGTTGGTGTGACCGCACCTTCCAGGGCAACTTAATCTACTTCTACAAATTTTCCGTCTTTCAACATATAGAAAGTATCTTCTTTAATGTTTTCTCCATCTACTTTTGCTGATTTAATATCTACAATATGATATTCATTATTAATTTCTTTCCACTCAGTCAGAACAATAAAACATCCGATTTTTCCCTTAGCTTTTGATTTAATTCCTGTAGCTAACGCAATGCTTTCTTTTCCTTCGACAATTGCCGCTGACTTATTTCCGGTATTGGTTGCCGCTGACTGATATCCGGTATTGGTTGCTGCTGACCGATCTCCGGTATTGGTTGCCGCTGACCGATATCCGGTATTGGTTGCCGCTGACCGATATCCGGTATTGGTTGCTGCTGACCGATCTCCGGTATTGGTTGCCGCTGAATAATCTCCGGTATTGGTTGCCGCTGACTTATTTCCGGTATTGGTTTCCGCTGACTTATTTCCGGTATTGGTTGCCTTATCATCTTCCCAATCAACTTGCTCTTTTATATATTCAACGCCAGCTTTTATAATTCCGGCAATTCCAATTTCTGCTTTTACGGAAATTTTCTTTCCAACTCTCTTGCTATCATCAGATGATTTCTGGCCATTCTCTTCAAGCTCAACTTCACAATATCTGGAATCTGAAGGTGGATAATAACCGAATACATCCATCGGAAATTCGCAAGCATGGAATCCACAATTACAAATGTCTGCTTTTTCTTCTGTGTATTCTTTTCCAATTTCATACTGGAAATCTCTACACTTTAAATCTTTGTCAAAGCCTTTAAAACATTTCATTTTTCCTTTTCCTCCTTCGATTCTTCTACATCAAGCCCAAGCATTCTAAATGCCATGTCCTTTGTGAAATCATAATCTTTCACGCTATTCGCCCAAGCTTCAAATGCCTTTAATCTTCCAACCAGAAGTGCATATTCTTCATTGGCGTTCTCTGGAATATAATCTGTGCTCTTAGTTTCTCCCATGATTAGTCCTCCTTATCTTTTGCTCCAAATTTTTTAAGCATTTCTTTCAGATGCGAAATAAACGGAATAATTGCATCTATCTGTTTGGAAGTTTCCTTGATTTCTTTATCAAGTTCTTCCTCGTTCATAAGGCCATACTCAAATGAATGTCTAAGCTGCTCTTTTATTTCTTTCTCTTCTCCACCATTTTTTGCGAACATCTCTTTAATTTCATGGGTGATAACTGCATACTCTGAAAGAATATCAATCCCTTTACCAGAAATATTAACTAAGCCGTTTTCAAATTTAATCATTGTTTTTCCTCCCTATTTTCTTTTATTCTCTCCATCTGAATGGTATAATGTGTTCAGAAAGGAGGTATGTTAAAATGTTTCTCAAATTAAAAGTTTCCTGTACTTGTCATTGTGATTACTATATAAGTGAAAGAATAAGTACAGACAAGGTTGTGTGCCCAAATTGCGGAAAGGAACATCCTTATTCTCATAAAATAATTTCAATGCTTCATGCCGCAAATGAGATTGATGATGGTAATGTTCCCGGAGCAGAAACCATAAAAACTTCCGTTATTTCTGAATGGGAAGATGTGACTGAGCGTCAATAACAATCTTCATGTACTCTAAAAAGCCTTTCGCTTCAGTAGCGGACAGACCGCATTCGGCAATTTCATTTTTCACTTTTTCTACAAGGTCGCTTGCCTTCTGTCCGTTTTTGCGGCGATATAACTGATATATTTTGGAATCATAATCGGATAACCTTTCAGAAACGTAATCATCTGCTAACATCTTACGTCCACCTCCTTAACTTGCTATTTCATTCCCAAGAAACTTATTGATAAAATACAGTTGTCCTTTTCCGGTAACTTTTGTGGTTCTCGTTACTCGGACGCTTCCGTCTGGATTCTGAACACTGGATTCCTTAACTTCAAACAATCCCTGTTCAATATATCTCTGCATTGGCATATTGTAGCTTGCACCAGTTTTCATCAGATATCCGTTTTCTCGCATCCACTGGAATAATCTCTTCTGTCCTGTCTGGACACCGTTCTGGCAGATAAGTTTTGCCAAATCCCCAATAAGGATTGATGTATGACTGGTTGACACTGCATCGGCAAAAATTGTCTTTGGTCTGTCGGCTTCGATTTTTGCTTTCTGCTGTTCAATGATCTGGTTTTTATGTTCAATAGTTTTTTGTGCTACCAGAATAGCTTTAGCCATCAATTCTGAATCAGACAAATTTTCCTGTCCCATGATATAACCGCCGTTATGGTGGATTGCCGGAAGAACTTCGCTTGTCACCCAATGCTTAAATCTTTTAGCTGATTCAAGTTTGCTTCCGAAGATCAATGCGTATAAACCGGATTCATTGATTACTGTTACTTCTCTTCTCTGACCTGCGTACTCAATTTGGGTACTCAGCTTATCTTCTTCGCTTACATGAGTCGGAACTGCATTTTTAGGATTTGCATAACCAAGTGCCGTTGCTACGTCTTTTCCTACAAAGTATGTTTCGTTATCAATAGTTACCGTCCGAATATCTCCGAACTCTGGCGAATTAAAAATTTGCAATTCGTTCATTCTTCTCCTTTCTGTGATATAATCTCCTTTAGGAAGGAGGTGTTAATAATGGATAACTTTCAAATTGCTCACGACTTGGCTGTTGCCAAACTTTGTTCTGAGCTTCTAGGGAATTTAGATGATTCTCATATCTGTCAAAAATATTTTAAATATCGTACAGATTTTTCCAAACTTCTCAATTCCCATGATGAGAATTACTTTCTTAACGAGTTGGATAAAAAGAAAGTAAACAATTGTTCTTCTACCAAACGACCATTTTAACCTTTAGATGTGCTCTGTGTTGTCTTTGCAATATAGAGTACATCATCAAAAAAAAACTGTACCTTGTAGTCCATGCCATTTTCTTCCCACTTAAGTTCCATAATTGAATCTTTATCGAAAGAAATTTTTTCGTATATACCGGAAGGCATACGTAACTCTGTTCCGTTTTTGAACTTCACAATAGTCTCGCTAGGAATATTCACTTTCTCACCTCCATTAAGAATTTTCTTTTTTATCAGATTCTTCATCTTCAATAAAATCAGCTACTGAAATGCCAAAAAACTTTGCGAGCAAAGATAATTTATCGAGTTTCAAGTTGTAATCCCCGCGGCTCCATTGCGTAAATACAGCAGTAGAAATTCCAGTTCCAACAGAAACTTGGTATTCAGATAAGTTTGCTTTTTCTCTTAACTCTTTGAATTTTTGATAAGCATAAGATTTGTTTTCTAGTTCTTGCAAAATTGCATCTCCTTTCTTTCAGATATTTTATATAGATAGTATTGACAATAACTAAGTTTTCTTATATAATCATAATTGCGAGTTAGAATTAAATAAGTTTCTTAGTTGTTGCCATGCTATCTTTTTGTTTCTTTTGCTAAGATTTCTTAGCTTGTATAAAGAATATCATAGTTTTCTTAGTATGTCAACAATTATTTATTAAGTTTTCTTAATTTTGATAGGAGAAAATATGTACTACGAAAATTTTGATCTTCTTTGCAAGAAAAATAATGTAAAACCAAGTGATGTTTCTAAAAGCACCCAAATCTCTACAGCAACTCTTTCTAGTTGGAAAAAAGGTACTTATACCCCAAAGCAAGATAAATTACAGAAAATTGCAGATTATTTTAAAGTATCGGTTGATTATTTGATGACTGGAGAAATGCCAGAAGAAGATTTCTCTGACGAATCTGTACACTTAATTGCAGAAATAAGAAAAGACATCGAACTTTCCAATGCATTAAAAAAATACTTCGGATTATCCGATATTAAAAAGAAACATGTTATTGAACTGATAAATTTTTTGAGTGAATGAGGACTGCTATGCTATCAGAAGAATTAATGTTAAAAACCATCGTAGAATCTATGGATAGTAATAAGCGTACAACTTATTCGAAGATAAAGAGTATATTAAACATTGATGATTTTTCGATGATTCCATTTTTAAAGAGCCTTAGTGCAAAACACTATATAATTCAAAGTGACGATGGAATGGATGTCACTGATTTAGGCATATCCCAATACAACATCCTTTTCCCATCGCCAAAAGAAAAATTCAAAAAACTATCTTATAATTTTACCAAACATACGTTCCAACGCTTGATAGACATCTTTATCGGTGTTATCATCGGCCTTTTGGTTGCTTTCTTTACATATCATTTCGGGTGGCAGTAAGCCTAATATCTTCATAAGAATTAGTATGTGGAAAACAGGGCTTTTTTTTCTTTCCTCATTACCAATCCACAACATATTAAGCGCTGCCAAATCTTGAAATTGTTCATCTGTCAATTTTATTCCAATGTATTCAAATCCTTTATGTGTAGTATCTATACGATAAGGCTTTATTTTTTTTCTTTTTCTAAACATATATCTACCTCCAATATTTTTTAGGAATATCAACCAGGAAAAGATAAATATAGCGTAAAATCTTTTCGCTTTCAATTTTTTCAATAATCTCAATAATTTCTTTCTTGTAATCCACGTAAACCCCTCCCAACACCACAAACATATGTTCTTACTTATTAAATTATATCATGTTTTCATAACCATATAATGGGATAGAATTGTTTCCGCTTAAATCTTTCCTGGCAAACTGATTTATTCTGATTTTTCTATGAATTATAAGTTTTTTTGTGTAAATATTGTGATTTTTGCTTTTCCAAATCGTAATAATAATAGATAGAAATAAAGGGGCTGGATGCTTGTCTGCGAGGGATTTATAGCGTTCATGAACAACCTGTTTTACCTCTGTTTTTGCAATTGCGATAGTTTTACCCCTCCCAAAGATAATACTACGCTCCGGGCAGAAGTAAACATATTGAATCAAGAGCACATGCACGAATATCAGTATAAACACAATTATGATTTTTTTATGTTTCTCCATGAATCCATCCCCTTTACACTATCATCTTAATGTATTACAATAACATTGTATCAAAAAACATACAATTACACAGGAAATGGCAAAATTAGCACATACAGCGACGAATTTCGCACAAAAAGGGATGATTTTTTTGAGGATTGCAATATGTGATGACAACGAATTACAAATTGAGATTTTTAAAACCAGAATGGACGGTTTTCTTCGTAGAAATGGGGACAGTGGATGCACGATCACGGCATATACCACCGGGAAACCTCTTATTGATGATGTAAATGACGGCGTATGGTACGACATAATTGTGTTGGATATTATGTTGAAAGATGAAAATGGAATTGATGTTGCCCGGCATCTTAGAAAGAATGGATATGTAGGGAATATCACCTTTTGGACAGCCCACAAGGAATATGTGTTTGATGCTCTGGATATCCTTCCTGTTCACTATATCATAAAAGGCTCGGAAGATGGAAGAATGTATGGTGTAGTCAACAGGGAACTGGAAAATATCCATGATAAAACGCTGACTGTAAAGAACAAGGATTATTTCCACAGGGTTGATTTCTGCCATATTGAATATATTGAAAGTCGCAATAAATACATCACTATCCATTGTACCTGTGGTATCACTCATATGCAGAGAGGGAAACTTTCGGACGTTGAAAAGCAACTGGACAGACGGTTTTTACGCTGCCACCAAAGTTACATTGTCAACATGGATGAAGTCTGGGAACTTCGTGCTGATTTCAGAATGGTATCTGGAGATGTGGTTCCGATTAGGAGAAAAGACCTTTCGGCGATCAGAAAACTTTATGAAGGCTATATTGCATTTAAGTAGTTCCCGGGAAAACCCCGGGAGTGTTTTTGTTATTTAAGAAGTTTGTTTACTGCATTCTGCACTTCTGTGTAATTGTAGCCAGCTGATTCCAGACGGTCTCGTCTATCCTGTCCGTTTCCCCACTCGCCGTTAATTACCTCTTTTGCTACCTTGGCTACACTTTTCTTTGCAGTAACGGAATACACAGCTTTTCCATTCCAGTCAAAAACAGAGTAACCGGCTTTGCAAGCCTTTTTCGCATTTTTCAGTGACTTGTACGCCCCGATCTGGCTCTTGGAATCCTTCCAGGTCTTGCGAACACGGTAATACTTGTCAACCTTTACTGTCGGCTTTGTGGTTGGCGCTGTCACGGTTTCACTGGAAATGAGCTTCTTGAATCTATCCCAGTCACCATTTTTACGGATAACGGATGGACAATTCTTAGCGCACACATCGTAATGCTGCACTACTCGGAATGCCGGGATATTGTACTTTTTCATCAATTGCTTGCATACATCAACGGTATTCTGGTATGCTTTTTCGTAGTTATATCCGGCATTCATACACATTTCAATTCCGATGGAATTATGATTATTTACAGTTCCAAAAAGTTTACCGCCGTAATCTACCCCAACATGCCATGCTCCACGATTGTACGGCAAGGCTTGGTATGCTGACTTATCGTCAACGAATACATGGGCTGAATAGCCATGAAAATTGCCATTATGTTGTGCAGTGGCGTGTGCTTTGGCATCTGCTGTTTTGGCTATATTATCTGTATTATGGATGACAATATACCGAGGTGTTTGTCCTGCGTAGCTGTTGTTGTTGCTGATTAATGAGGTGTTAATATTCATGTGTGGTCTCCTTTCATTTGCTTACTCTTCCTGCAATAATGCCAAAGAAGATTCAATTTGGTTTATTTCATCTCTAATTGCTTGCCTTTCACTGTTGAGTTGGCTCATGTCATACGGAATTAATTTTCCAGCCAGTTGATACTCAAGAGCTTTGATAACTTTCCAGTCTCCTACTTCTGAAGTATTAGCTTGTAGTTTTGACCTTAGCTCTCGCAACCTTGCTTCCAGATTTTCTTTTTTCGTGTTTTCTCCATTCATCGTTATATTCCTCGCTTTCTTTAAATAAATTTTCATATATTTTATCTGTGTTATGGATTTTCAATTTACAATTATATTTTAACTGTGCTTTACGCCAAGATTTGTATTGTTGTTCAATATCGTTTTTATAATTCATTTCTCCATTATCTAGCTTTTTCTTAAAGGATTTTAACTTTCTCCGTTCTCTGGTAATATTTTTCTTAATCGGTTTGTGAGTGATTCTTCCATCTTTATTTAACCAAATTCTCTGCTTTAAGAAATTAAAACCTTTATCAATACGGCAAATCTGTGTTTTCTTGTCATTCAATCTCATTCCTAATTCTTCAGATACGATTTTATCTATTTCAACCAATAGATTCTTTAAAAACTCTTTATCGTTACTGATTATGTAGAAATCGTCCATATGTCTTGCATAAAATTTACAACCTTGTACGCAAGTAATATAATTATCTAAAGGAGTGGGATAAAAAATACCGCATATCTGTGATATTTGAGATCCAATTCCAAGCCCTTTTTCGTCACCACTAAATGAATAAATAATCATCTTTAAAAGATTCATTGCTTTCTCATCTTTTACATGCTTTCTTAAAGCTTTGATTAGTTTATCATGCGGAATACTTTCAAAAAATTTGCTAAAATCACCTACGAGGATATATCCTTTATTGCCATATTCTCTGTAATATTCATGTAAATGCTTATCAAGTTTTTTTCTGGTAAAATCCACACCTTTGCCTTTTACAGAAGCTCCATTGTCATAAATTAATTTTGGATAAAGAATTGGTTCTAAAATATAATCACAAATAGCCCTTTGGATAACCCTATCTCTTATTGATGGGGATTTAATATGTCTTATTTTACCTCTTTCATTTACATCAAATTTAACAAATTTATCTGGCTTATATTTTTCATCTCTAAGTTGTTTTCTTAGTTGATTGAGATTATAAAACAAATTAGCTTCATAACGTTGAATAGAGCATTTCCAATCAACACCAGATTTGCACTGTTGAAAAGCATCATATAATACATTCAAATCCATAAGTGTTCCGTAATATTTATAGTCCATATTTATTTAAAATAGTATACGTAATAGCATCCAGACATATCCGTTTGCATCATATACAGTATTTACCCATATGGGACGGATAAGATTTCCTTCGTAAAGTGTGCGTATACATAAGGTATAAATTGCACACTATTCAAATCGAGGCCGAACACAGTAGTTGGCATTAGACGCGTCGCTGTGGTTGGCATTGCCATTGTTGTTGCAATTGCAGAAATACGACGCAGACGTACAAACCTTACCCCAAATATGTTTACGAGTTACTTTTTTCTTTTTCCATTTTCTTTCGCTTTGCGTTATCGGACTGCCTCCAACCTTTTAGCAAATCTACTTCTTTTTCTACAGAATCCAGAAATGGAATAAATTTATTTAAATCTGTTCCAAAACATGCTGTGATATATTGCAATTCTTGATACAATGTATAACAGTTACATATTGCTTTGTTTTGAAACCTTCTTCGTTCTGCATATTCTTCGTGTAAAAAGTCCTTTGAAGGATAGATTGAATTTGCAGATGTGATATTTTCTACCAGTTCTTGCAGAAGTTCCACAATTACTTTTCGTTCGTATTCCACAAACCACTCTGGATATTCTGACTGGAATTCATACTTTGGAGATTTTCCATATTTTGCAAAAATTTCATCTATTGTGTTCTGGTCTTCTTCATCAATATTTTTGATAACCTTTGTAACGGAACGTGGATTCCGTTTTGTTCCAAAATCGCGAAGAAGCCAATTTGTTAAATTGACTCTCATTTTAATGGCATTTTTATAAAATTCCATTTCAGAGAGATTTCTTAAATTATTTAATACTGCCATTTTTATTTCCTTTTATCTTTTTATTAAAACATCTTCCATCCGCACCCATAAAGGGTGCAGATTCCAGATTCGCTACGCTGCGATTACGAAGCGAGGCCGAACACAGCAGTAGGCATCAGACGCGTCGCTGTGGCTGGCATTGCCATTGTTGCTGCAACGGCAGAAACACGACGCAGACGCAACATCCTTTAGCCAGTACCATGCCGAACGATTATTTATTGCTGAAACAGAATTTGCGAATAACTCAAATTGATGATTTGCATTTCCGGTATCATATCCAGAGGAAGACCAAACAATTGAGCCGTACACTTCGATTTCACTCATTAATACTGCTTGGACATCTGCCCAAGCCCAATTATTTGAGCATCCATTTGCCGTTCCAAAACGGTTTACTCCAGTTGCGTTAATTGCATTTGAAAGTAATTCTCTTGTTGTTTTTAAATGAGAGCCAAACTCTGCATATAATTGTTGGTTTATTGTCGCTCCATCTGCTGTAGATCCAGCCGTAGCTACATCTCCAATAACCTTTTTATTCATCTCACTTCCAACATAGCCGCCTTCTGTTGTATTTGTTGGATTCATTCGGTTTCTGCCAAAATGCTGTGTTCCACCAAAGCCTTGTCCAGGTGCCATTACCAAGTGGTGATATTGCATTGAAATATTGTCACCGTTACCGGAAAAGCTATCAATTCCAATAATAGTGACATACTGCGAACCAGTAAGCTGTAATGAAGAATCTAGATTTTTCGCGGATATTGGTCGGCTCATTTTAATGTAATCGCCTACAAAAATATCTTCAAAAAGCGAATAACCATCCGTACCATTTAAACGTTTCCAGAGTGAACCATCGTTGTAATAGGTGGTAATGTCTTTTAGAGTGGTTCGGGGGATGTTGTGATTAATCTGCTCGATTACAAATTTACTTTTGAACCAGCTGTAAATTGTGGAGAATTTCATTCGTTTGTTCACTTTCCCTGTTGCATCATACAGCATTACTTCGTCATTATCTGCTAACGTATCTTTTGTTGTGTATTCTGTCCATTTTGGCATGTTGTTGCCCTCCTTTAATTATTGGTTTTGATGTTTGATCTGCTAAAAAAGAGGATGATTTCTCACCCTCTTTATACTGATTTGTCTAACAATTGTTTGATTTCTGCAAGTTCTTCTTTAATGCTTTTTAATTCCGATTTTAATTCTTCATTTTCGGATTTGAGTTCCTTTATCTTATCGTGGTTAAATTTTATCATAGCGAACATGGACGGAATCATAATTCTGTAATTCCAATCCTCGGGCTTTCCGTCTGGTAAATGGTTTACTGCAATTGGAAAACGCCTTTCCATGTCCTCTGCAAGGAACATTGGCATTAATTTATCATATCGGCTATCGTTTTTATCCAAATACCCTTCTTTGTATTTCGCCCAAACAACCTTTACACGATAAAGCTCTTCCAGTTCTTCTTCTTTAACAGTTGTACGAATTGACTTATACCGCCAAGAAGATGAAGGGACTTTTATAACCATACCTTGACTATTGACTCCTAAATGTGTTCCGTCTGTAATAGCACCTAGGTTTTCAATACAAAAGAAATTACTTTCATCTCCAAATTCACTAGATTTAGGACTGTTTTTAATTTTTACACCGCCATCAATAACAAATCCGTTTCCATTTGCTTTTAGATCAACGCCATTTATGGTTACCATGTTGTTTTTCGCATCAAGTACAATGGCACCGTTTGCAGAGGTTAATTTTCCATTTGTTTTATCAATCTGCCAGTTTCCAATTTCCCCAGTTAGTGACTTTACGCTTCCAGAAAATTCACCTTGGTTAAAATGAACGCCTGTATTGTCAATATATCCAACCTGTGTGCCGCTTGCATTCAGAATGGAAAGTAACCCATTTCCGTTATTTGAACCGCCAAGTTTCAATGTACCTCCATGTGCATAGGTGAATGAAAAATACAATTCTCCATTTTCCATGTACATGCCCTTTATTGCACCGTTGTTTGTAAGCATATTGAACACTTGTTCATTTGTGTAAGCATATTCAAGCTTTGGCATGTAAATATAGGTATCAAATTTTACGCTAGACCCAACTGATGATGTCAAGATTCTCAAACTGTTTAAACTATCATTTGGTAAGCTAGATAAAGTTGTTGTTACTTGCAGTCTTTTCCATTCAGTTGTAGTTTTAGCATTTAATATTGTTTTACTTCCAAGATACACATATACTTGTGTTGCAACACTAGTTTTTATCCAAAACGAAAAAGTATAATTTCCAGTAACTTTTATTGGCTTATAATTTTTCGTTCCAAATTGTGCTCCAGTTCCGTTTATTTTGATTGCATTTTTACCGCCATCTACATCCTGAACTCCATACTCATATGTATATGCACTCTGTGTAGACCAATAATCTTTAACATTTTGTTCTGTTAGATAATAGCCTTTAATAATATTGTCCGATGTAATATCTTGGACTTGTTTTACGACTTCTTCCTGTGCTATATCAGTAACGCTTTTATCTCCTAATGTAAACTGTGAAGCTGCTATTGTTACTGCACCAGTGGTTTTGTCAATGGAAAAAGTGGTTTTTCCATTTCCATCAACAACCCTAATTCCTTTGGCTTGCACGTATTCACCATTTACATAGACATTTCCATTTTCATCCAAGTAAATCCCCTGTGCCTTGCCGCCATTGGTAAGTTTGTTGAAAATATCGGCTTGTGTCTGTCCAGAAACTGCGGTGCTGGCAGAAGAATCTGCAATTTCCTTTACTGTTTTGCCTTGTAAGGAAAAAGTTTTTGGAGCTAGGATGACGTTTCCTTTGCTGTCGATTTCTAAGGTTACGTTCTTGTCATCATTAATGACTTTTAGCCCACGACCATTAATTCTCTCACCGGCAAGCAATCCAGCCAGAATATATTTTGCATTGATATATACTTTTCCGTCCTCGATGTAGATTCCCTGTTCTGTCCCGCCTTTTGTGAGTTTATTGAACACTTCATCCTGTCCAAGACTGGTATCGTAATTATCAATTGCATTTTTGATATCGTCTTTGTCTGCGTACTTGAAGTCAATCCAATCGGATGCAGTAAAGTCACCATTAATACGATTTACAAAAGAAGTTTTGAGAGAAGCCTTTCCTTCACTATTGGTTGTCACCCACAAGTCGCCTTTGTAATATGGTGGTTTTGGCTGAACCATATAGACAGATGACTTCCCATCTATCTTGTCTAACAATTCATTTGGTATGGACTGTGGTTGCCAGATGCCAGATTTGTATATCCACTGGGTGTTATCCGTGGTATTATGCCAAAGATCGCCTTCATGCTCTACCTTCTCAGATTCCCATACCAAAACAATTTCATTCCCGGATTCATCCAGAATCTTGTTTCCGTCAATATCACACCATGGATATTCCTCTGTTTTTGTCCATTTTACAGATGGATCGTTTGGCTGATACCAAGTCTCAATTTTCCCGTCTATCTGCGTCTTTAAAGAATTAAGTGAATCTTTAAAAACACCATTGATAAATAAGTCTAAAGAGCTATCATCCGTATACTTTGAAGCCTTTTCCCAATCATCCACTGAATAAGAGCCGCTTGCTCTGGCAACCTTACATCTCATCAAGTCACCATTAGAGCCTTGCGTCCATAAGTCTCCAATGTCATAAGGTGGCTCTGGCTGAACGACGAATACTCTGCGCTTATGGTTTGCTGTGTCCTGTGCTTTTTCTGCGGCGGCAAGTGCTAACGTGATATCAGTATCTTGCACCAATTGCCATTTCCATGTTGCCCCATCTTGCATAAAACGGTAAGCATATCCCTTGGATTTCCAGTAAAACAAGTCACCCTCATGTTTCTTTCGTTCTTCGTTTGTAGTCCATCCAGAAGCCGGGATATTCTGTAAGGTTGGTTCATAATCATAAAAAAAAGTCTCAATCTGTCCATCGATTTGAGACTGCAAATTATTGATATCGGTTGTGTATGTATTGCTTATAAAATTATTTACTTCTGTTTCTGCTTTTTCCTTTGCAATCGCATTAACATCTTTTCCCTTGATTTGTACAGAATCTGCATTAATAATAACCCTTCCTGTTGTTACATCAACCAGGAAATTTGTATTTCCATCTTTGTCAATTGCTTTAATAGTTCCTGTATTGATCCAGTCAGCATTAACGCCTGTGGCAGTAAGGATTCTGGCAATTACATCACCATCAACCGTCATACCGCCATTCCAATGTTGTCCGCCATCTGTAGAAACAGCCCACGCTTCCGCAGTCATTTTCCATACAATATCAGAATCGGATAACTGTGGCTTGTTGTGAAGATAATAAATATTGCTTCCGTCCGGCTGTTGCTCTACGGTAGTATATACGCCAGAGGATTCCGCTAAACGATTAGACAACTCCTCTATAGCTTTTTCTCTGGCGGTACGTTCATCTCTTAAATTCTTTTTGTTTTCTGCCTGTACTTGTTGATTAAGGCTGTATTGTTTCTGCTTATTCCTAGATACACTCTTAGCACTGCATTCAAGTTGCTCAAATGTGCCTGGATTCAAAGCAACAGAAGTTAGGAAGCTCTTGTACTGTTTCCCATTTCTGTCGGAAATCTCAATGGTGTCACCAGCTTCCCATGCAATATTGGTCAATGCGCCTGTGGTAAACGGTCTGAATTTCATTCCAACACATCTGTCTGAAATAATCTTGCAGATTGCTTCTCCTGTTCCCTCTTGAATTAGCTTATTATCACTTATTTCGATAACGTAGCCAGATTTCCCCGACTGATATGTTTTCGCTTCATTTTGAGAAGAATTTTCAACGTATTCTGTAACCTTTACACCTGTTATTTCAAGATCATACAGCCATGGAGTAAATCCGTTTGTTTGAATTGCTGTAATCCCAGTCTGCATGATAGTAATGATTTGTTCACCAGTGGTATCTAATATGTCGTTACCTTCTACATCTTTCCATGGAGTTTCCACCAAATCATAAAAATTATCCGGGACTTCACGTTCATACCATCCAAAGCATAAGCGACCATATTCGTCACATTTCGCCCACTGGCAGCCCATCTGCGCTACCCATGCAATTACCTGTCGGAAAGTAATGCTACTATCGTCTGGTCGATTCTGAATCACAAAATCATCATTATCAAACCTTGTAGATTGAAGTGTTACTCCGCACACATTGCAAGCATCCTGGATGATTTGTAATCTTGTTGCCGGATAAGTCAGTTTACTTTCTGAATAATCGCGATCAAATAATCGCATGGAATCTTCGCAAGTTAGACTGATAATTGCTGTGTTCTGATATGGTGCATCTGTTACTGTCATGGTGCAGATACGGATTCTTTCAATACCAGTAGATAATTCAAGCCCAATATGGCAAACGACTCTCGCTCCGTCCCAGATGTAATCTGTGTACTTGCCAGAAAAGTTGTTGATCTGCAAGGTCAGTTTATTTACGATAGCTGCGCCGATATCAAAAGAACCGCTTTGCGATACTGCATCCTCAAATTTGAAGCCATTAGACCATAAGTCTTTGTCGGTAATGGATAATGTGCTTCCGTCCGTAAAGGTAAAATCTGCATATTTCAGATAGTTACGGTTCCCACTATTCTGTTGTTCTTTAAATTCCGTTGATAAATTTCGCATATCTTACCTCTCGATAAAATCAAAACTAAGTCCTTCCATGCGCTCATTGCCTATCCACCAACACTTAAAAGGGGATTCCCTGTCGCCAACATAAAATGTTCTGGTTTCGTGCTTATTTGCAGATAGCAAGTCTGGATATGTGACCTGTATGTACTCTGGATTTACTGCCTGTATAATTTTGCAAGCAGTGTCCCAATCTGGGCCATTCCAACCTACAGACAGCTTTCGCTTCTGTCCAACTCTGTTTTTGTGCATGGTCGTATCATCTGTTCTGCCGGATTCTGATGCCGATATATCCTGTAATCCCCATGTAAAAGAAGAAGGACAGGGCATTGCTACCCCATCCACTTTTAAAAATGCTTCTGCCATATGCTAACCCTCATGCAATCATTTTTGTTGCTTCGCTTCGGATAAATTCTTTAATTTGCTGATATCCCCATCCGCAATTAATAAGGCTACTTACAAGCATTTCCATACTCTGAACTTTCGCCAAGTCATCACCTGTGAAGAAATCTCTAAGATTCTCTTTTGCTTTTACGCCATAATCACTTTCAAGCTCTTTTGCTGTCTTTCCGAATAAATTGCGATAAATCAGATTTGTATAATTTGGATAAGCAAATCTCTTATTTGGGCTTTCTGTTATTTTCATCTTAATTGTATCTGTGAGGATATGCCGAATAACAACACCCTTGTCACGTTCAATTTGCCATTGCTGGCGTTCTGTATATAAGCGTTTTAACTCGCTTTCCATCTTGTTGAAGGCTTCAATATACTTAATTTTCCATTGTAAGGCTTTTTCACCAGTAAAGCCCATTACGAGCAAGGAAAAACCATCTCTATCCATTTCGTACATTGGATATTCTTTTCCACGGTTCTTATATGTTGTAAGTTGAAAAAATTTGGCGGCTGAATTATCAGCCACGAGATTTTCAATTGATTGTAGAACATTCTTATGTTCTTTCTCAAAAACCTCTGCAACTTTCAGACTTGTTGTAATAAGTTTCTCTTCGTATCTTTTTCCAACGATTTCTACCAGCATAAATTCATATCTCCTTTATGATTTATTTTTTGGCAACAAAAAAGCGCCTACCCCGAAAGGTAAACGCTTTAAAAATTGCTTATTATGATTTTATATTTTGACACTCCCCATAGCTAAAGCATGGGGGTTTTACGACACACTGGATAAAAAGCACTGGATATTTTAATCCAATACTCTACTTTATATTTTACACATATTGACGGTATCATTCAGTATACTTTAGTATCATTTCACTGTTTTTAAAACTTCCTCTAAGTACAGGTATTCGAGCAACTTATATGTTCTTTTGAGATCATAATAATCATCTACTTTTTCCAAAAGTTTCTTGATTTCTTCTTTATAGTCAATCATTCCACAATTCCTCCCAACACTCTAATCAACTTCTGTTTGCGGTTATACTTCAAAATCTCGGAAATCTGCCCCATCATATCATCCA